AGCGTGGCCTTCGCCGGCTACCTGTCCAGCAAAGGTCACGGAGTCGGCGTATTGGTCGAGAAATGGCAGGCGTTGCTTCAAGTCATAGAGGTAGACTGTTTGGACTAGATCCGATGCCCATGTGGTATCGGTATTGCCGGCCATGATGGCACCCTTGACTTCATGAGCCTCAAATGGAACGTCGATGCTGAAGAATGAGGCACGGGCCCTAATGGTGAAAGGTTCGATGACGCCATCGAATATGAAATTCTCGAGTTGGTCATTATCTGACGTGATGATCGGAAAGGTGATGATGTTGACTAGCAGTGGTGAGTCAAAATTTTGAGCGCGGAGGAACTTTTCTGGATCGAAGTAGTCGAGTTCCTCAAACCTCGGATCGTTCCGAAAATTCTTGTCCATGCCGTAGCGATTACGACGAAGGATGTGACCGGGCTCACCAGCGTGAATTTTGGCGACACCGGCGTCGAAGTGTTTTTGTTGCGTTAACTCAACGCCCTGGCGATAGGCATCAATCTCGACTGTCTCAATGCTACTGGTGTTGTGAAATGATCCTGACGTAATGACGGGCTTCACCGCTAGGATTTTTTGTCCTTCATCAAAGAACTGTGGATCCTCGTGATGGATGTTGCGGAAAAAATCTAGTGATGGCATCAATCACGCTCCAAACGTTTACGATCTTCTCGACGCCTGGCTGCTTCGCTCAATTTGCGTCGATGTTCTTCCGTGAAGATGTGCGTTTTCATCTTTTTGATGGTTTCGGGAGAGTGCTTACGACCACGACCTGCTTCGCTGATCTTACGCTTGGTTTCGTCAGGCAGCTTTCGTCCCGATAACGTCGCTCGAATTTTTGCTCTGTATTCATCTCCCTCTGGCGACGCCATGAACTTCCTTCGAGCTTCACGCATGTTTTCACGTGCAGCATCAGAAAAGTGCTTGCCGAACATGGGATGCTTCTCGCCTCGACGTAGCGTGGAGTTCACGGAGATCTTGTCACGCGTGTCCTGAGAGACGATTTTTCCCCGGTGCGCTTCGCTTAATTTGCGTTTGTGTTCTTCACTGAACTTACGTCCTCGATTACCAACGTGGAACCCGCCGCTTGGCGTAAGGTTGTAACCATTGTTAAAAGAGTCGAAATGAGTGATCCAGTGTTTTTCTCGTTCAACTGCGACATCTTCTGATTGACACTCCTCAATGACCTCGAATGAAAAATTTGTCAACCCTAGTTGACGCATCGCTTCATATAGTGGACGCGTGTCGCCTTTTCTTGCGCAATACCAGTGATCTGCCTTACGTTTACACGCATTGCTAGTTTTCCCGACATAGATCATCGTATTGATGATGTTGCGAATGACGTAAATGTATTGCATGATTATACGTATTTGATATTTTCAATATTTTCGGATATCCCCAGTGATCTGTTGTAGCAATAGAACGTCTCGAATTCTACTCCTGTCTTCTTCGCCGAGATACATTTCGTTGAAAAGGTATTCCAACTTGTGACGCTCGAGCATGTGAGACTCAATAACGAAATTCGTGCCTCTGAAATTGGTCTTACGTGGGATCAACTGCTGGATGAAGGTGCCAATTGACGTATCAAACCAGCGGAAGAATTCGAAGAAGCCTTTGAAGTTGAGTTTTTCACGAATGCGATTGAAGTAGATGTTGCGTAACTTGTCAAGGTCGGGATAGTCGGGAGAAAATATCAACTCTGGAGCACCTAGAGCGTTGTCAATTGCATTCAGCGTGGCAAACAAAGTGATTATGTCGCGATTCAACGAATCAATCAGCGAAAACTCTACGGAGAATCTAACGTCATCAGTTGGTTGTTCACTCTTGACAATTTCGTGGATTGGCGCAACTTGCGCCCAGGGTGTGGCATCGACTAATTTTTGGTTCTGGAAGCTGCGAATGCGGATCTTCTCGTTGGTTGCCGCCTCATCAAAATAGGGCGACAGATAGCTGTAGTCGAACAACTCTCCCTTGACGCAGTCCATATCGATTGGAAAGCCGCTGCCAGACATGTGATTGCCATTGAGGCTGAAGTCGAGGAAAGTGATAGTGCCCAAGGGTCCGAGGCTCGCCGAAGCATTGGCGCGCTTTGTTTCTTGCTTGGTGAAGGTGTCCATTCGGACCTTCTCGAAAGAACCGCTGCGTGTGGTGACGAAATTGTAGTTGACGAGCGGGTCCTCAACGCCGAGAGACTTGTAGTTTCTGATGTGTTCAGCCCATTCTTCTTCTGTGAGAGCTTTTGACCAGAATCGTAGGTTTGACTGCATGCCGGTGAATGCAGTCACACGAGCCTCTGCGTTGACACTAGAGGTATTGTTGAGGTAGATGTAATTACCACCTGATGATGGAATCAGATGATTCTCGCCGATAGCTAGGAATGTTCCTGAAGTATTAAATGTGGCGTCTATAAGGCGATAAGCATTAGACTCAGTCGTTGCTGTCTCTAGGAAGAACGATGCTGTTGTCTGGAAGTGCTGAAGCTCGCCATCGTTCTGGTTGCCTAAGCGTAGGAAGTACGATGATGATACACGCGATCCGATGCTATCATTGCGTTGGCAGCCAAAAGATACGTTCCACTTATCACTATCAAAGATAGCGTTATCTGGAATGCTCATCGAGAGCAACAACAACGGACTTGCTGTGTTGTTGCCAGGGCGTAGGTACAACATTAATTTGGGATCGATTGATGATGATATCGCCAACAGGTTGGCGATGAGACCCAGGCTATCGCCATCTGGCAGCGTGAGGCCGACGCACATGCGAGCTAGACTCTGTGTTGGGTTGGTCATCCGTTTAATGTGGGTGGGCGTGTACTTAACGATTGTCTCGACAGTCCAAGAACCTGATGTCAATAGACCATCATTGACGTCGTTGCTGAGGCCATTGGGTGGAAATTTATTCTGTTGGACGAATTGACCTCTGATCTGCGGGTAGCCGGGCTCGTAGCGTGACGCCGTCAGGTATGGTGATACTGCCAGCGATGAGGTGATGAATTCCACCATCGTCCCGACGTCGCGCTTGTTCTCACGGCAAAACGATAGTTGTCGCGTTGTCGGACCGCCGAACTCACGAAGTCTGACGCTATTCTCAGGATCGATGCCAACGGCTCGTAGAAAAACCTTGATACTATGCTGTGTGCCTTTGGACCTGATGACGTCTGGCAAGTTGATTAGGATTCGTCGTAACAGTTCATTTTGGACGTGCTTGAGTGGTGTTTCGTTACTGCTGATCTCCAAACCTACGTTCTCTGCATAGACGTACTGTTCCAAGTTAGAATCATTGAACAATGGTGGCATGTAGAAGCCATACTGTCGAACCAGGTCTCGTAAGAAATTGTTGGGCATGCTGATGTTGGTGTCATAGGACACCGTCCGCAGCGTGCTGAAGGCATCAATGTAGAGCTTCATCTCATCGAAGAATCGGGCCCAGATGTAGAGCAGAGACAGAAACAGCTGAACGCTGCCTAATTTACCTTCACCTGGGATGCCACTGCCGGCGTATGGATTGCCGCCATAACCCTCTGGTTCCTCGTAACCATCGAATAATGCGCCTTCAAGAAGGTAGTGTTGTGGCACCAATCTGGTGATCAGGTTTGGATTTGCCTTATCGTAGACGGATGCACTCTCGAGTAATTGAGCATTGAGTTCAATGACATCAGCGTAGGCTGGGAACAGAACCGGAACGCTTTCTTCCTTTTCGTAAATTACGTTACTATTTGGATCTTTCGATGAATCCTGACGTAATGGACCGCCTTTAGCATAGTGGTACGTTGCCGTGGCGAAGTAGACAACGTTGCCCAACAAGATACCGCTGGTGAAACTGTCGAGGCTACTTGAAACAACAAGCTGTCCAGCGACCGGCAGTGGCCTGTCGTTGGCATTGGTGCTAACGCTTGTTTCAACGCTGCTGCTGCCATTTGTGAAGAAATTGGTGATTGTGGAGTGCAGTGAGTTGCCTGAACTGTCGATGACAATTGCGTTTGCCTGATCGAGAGTGTTTGTTGCCAATGGCGGCGGGGGCTCATTGAATCTGTAGTAGAGCTTGAGATCTGGCTGCGCGAAGATGGCTTTGGAGGCGAACAATTGTTGTTGTTCTGCTGTCCTTATTGAATGAAAGACCCGTAGTTCGTCGAGCGTGCCTGACAGTGTCTGATTGGGTGTGACAGTCGTTGCACCCAGCGTCATTGCTGTACCTGAGCCGATGATGAAATCAGAGGCGTCGATGTCAAAATCACCGAATGCGAAACGTGATTTGGTTACGCCGGCGCTTTCATTTGATTTGAAGAATTCCAGATAGTGGGCACTAGTCTCGCGGTTGAGTTCAACACAGATATGATTGAAGCGACCTTTGTCGAGGTTGCACGGGACTGTCAGCGAAAATGCACCTGATACGACGCTGAAGCGTGCTTCGACGCTCGACGTAGAGACAGTCGGGGTCAAGTACAGTGAAAAACCTTGGGTGTCGCCGTTCAATTTTTGACAGACGACTTGGGTGCCCATCGTCGCCGTGACGGGGAGGAATAATTGCATCTCGATGCTGAGCGAAGTGTCACGTGGATTGAGGACAGATTGACCGGTTGTTGTCTTTGATAGGTCTGGATACAGCGAACCTGCGGCGTCCTTGACGATGATGTACGTACCTGCCGTCGACGACGCCTCACCGATCTGACTACCCGTGAAAGCCAGCTGGCCGTGGAACTTCGGAAAGCTGTCAAAAACGTAACGATCGAACCCAGTCATTTTTTCGAAGAACTGTTCGACTTCTTGGCGTGTGCCGTCGAACGGAAATCCATTGATGACTTGTTCAAAGGCGAGGTTCACCTTGGCCTCGGCCGACATGAAGAACGTATGATTTTCGAACTTTGACCAGTCGACGTTGAGTTGTTGCGTTGATTTTAACGGAGCATCCTGAGGATCATAAATGAATGATGACGTACTCAAGATGTTGGTGTCAGACACCTCACTGAACGTGAGTTGGAGCGGGCGCGCACCTTCCAGTGCTGCCCTCAGAAACGACGGAACATATGGTGATGGTTTCTTCGTCGTCATGAAGTCTCAATTATATCCGTATTATCTCAAATTAGAAATGCGAAAGACTGGTGATGCGGCCTTGTAAACTTGTCGATTGTCTCCTGTGATGACCATGATGTCGATGACATATGATCGATCGCGAGTCAAATTGGAGGCATCGAGTTTGAAGAACATGCCATTTGCGTCGTTCGACAGCCTGGTTGAATTTTTCACTGTGTCGAATGGGATCTCAACAAGGCCAGTCACGTCGTCGCGAACCTGCCAGTGAACGTCTCTGATCACAGATCCCGGTAGTTCGACAGGTAACCTGGTTGCCTTTAACAGTATCGGTGATGCATTATCGAACAGGTTGACCCTGAGCGTAGTCTCCTCGTCTATGAAGAAGTTGTCTCTGATACCATGGACAGTGACCGTCAGGCGTTGATTGTCAATCGTCGAAGCACCCCGCATTGCCAGCCGAGCATAAATTGCCGAGCCCGTCAGGTAGGTGACAGTATCGTCCAATGAGCCCCAGATTGGGATTATCTTGATTGATCCAGATTGGGCTAACTTGGCCGCTAGAATAGCATCTGTCGATGGCAGGTTGACCGATGCTGAGTAGACGCCAGTGACTGGGAAGATTCCTCTACTGTGCTGTGAACCAGTGAATGCCAGTGTATAGTAACCGCCAGATATTTCTGTTGTCAGTTTTAGGATGAGACTATTTGATCCTGTGATTTGGGTAAGTGATGAGCCGCTTGTCAAGTTGGCTGGTGCCTGCCTGACATAGTTGTACAGGAACAGGAAGCTTGGAGAATCGAAATAGAGTGATTGACTGTCGTCCTGAATTGAGTCATCAAATTTGACGATGAGGCGTGGGCGCTTGTCCTCATTGAATGCCGTTCGACTTGCGAATCGTTTGACGAAATATGATTGTTGATTGGTTTCTAGCGTACTATCGAGAGCGATCCTAAAACCTTCGTCAGGTAGCAATCCCACAATCGTTGCTGAAACAATTTGTGTGACATCAACTTCGAGGTCTTCTTCGCCGGTGACGAAGAGCTGTTGAACTTGTAGGTTCGTGCCGTCCGCGAGGGCCGTAATGTAGTCGACGTTACCCGGGAGTCCACCACCAAGATTACACCCAGACAATAACCAGGGTCCCTGCTCCCTCGATCCGGTCAGAAAATTGCAAACGTCGTAGTCAGAATAATACACTACGTCACGTCCTAAGCCCTCATCGAAGGACCTGGAGAGTGGGAAGACGGCTGCCGTGAAGTTGGCCGGTGTCGCCTGTCCTCCGAAGACGTCGA